CGCGGGCTTGTTGGTTTTCGCTACGGTCGCCGCGGTCGCTTTGTCGGCCTTGGACTCGGCCTCGGCTGTCGCTTTGGCGGCGGCTTTCCGTTCCTTGTGGACGGCGAGTTCGGCCGGCGAGGGTTTCCGGGCGAGTCCGCCGGCGATCATCCGATCGGCTTCCTTTTTATCGGGCCAATCGACGACGGTCCGCGGACGGCCGGAAAACGAGGCGCCGGCGACGGAGGTTAGGAGATAAATTTCCATTTTTCGGCCTTTCGCTTTTCGAGTAAACGGCGCCGGTCGGAGCTCGCCGGCCGGCGCCGTGGGTTGGTCGGAGGCTTACGCCTGGATCGCGTGTTTTACCGGATTCGTCCCGGCGTCGAGGAGGTCGCCATCGGCGCGGGCGAAAGCAAGGAATCCGATTTGGAGATAGTCCGCGTAACGTTCCACGAGGCGGAGGAGGGTCATATTCAGGGCGATTCTCGTATGGTATTTCGAGAGGTCGCCGAAAATGATCGACTTCAATCCGGTTGTGGGCGCGGGGACGGACTGGTTAATCGTGAACGGGTATCCGTGGATCGTGTCATAGGATCCCGAGGCCATTCCAGCCTGGAAAACGGGTCGGGAGTCTCCATCGACGAGTTTCCGGAGGAGGGCGAGGACGGCGTCGGAGAACATATAACGGCCATTCTCACGATAAGCGGGATCGACGGAGTGTTCGAGGTCGATCAATTCGAGCTCGGTAACGGCCGCGGCGCCGGCGAGGGTCTTCCCGAGGGTCGAGGCCGTAACGATTCCGTTCGGGATCCCTGCGGTCCCGGCGCCGACGGTGAGTTCGGTATTCCAAATCCGGCCGATCCGCTCGCCGAGTCTTCCGGCGAGGAACGAATTCAGGTCGAACGCGGAGTCCTGCATCAAGGCGACGGGGACTTTTACGATTTTCGAGGAATAGATAAAGGCTTCGAGGAGGACTTGTCCGAATGCGACGTCCTGGGCGGTGGCTTGGGCGTTATCGGCGAGGCGTTCGCCGGTGTTCGACGTGTCGTCCGACGTCGGCATCGGGAGGGGGTTCCCGGTCGCGGTGCGGAGGACGGTAACGACGGCCGGATCGATCATTCCGCCGGCGTATTGGAGGGCGGCGATTTCGAGTTTATTTTGGAATCCTTCCGGAATCACGTATCCGCCTTCGGATCCGGTCCCGGTGGACATGGTCGCTCGAATCTCCGGATCCAGCGTCGCGGCGCGGGCGATATGGCGGGCGCGGGCTTCCTCCGACAATCCGGAGAGTCCGCCGACACAGTACGAACGGAAATCCTCCATTTCGACGGCCTCGGTTGCGAGGTGTTGATCGACGGTAACGCCGGCCTCGGCCGCGGCGAGCTCCTGGCGGGCTTCGAGTTCCTCCTCGGTTCGGAGGAGGGTTTCGATCCGGTCGATTTCGGATTTCAGTTCGTCGGATTTCGCCATAAGCTCATCGAAACGGTTATTCCTCTCCTCGACGGAGAGATCCGTATCGGCGAGACACCGGCGGGCGTCGGCGATCAACTGTCCGCGTTCCTGGCGGAGTGCGAGGGCCTTTTCTCTCATTGTCCGATCCTTTCTCGTTAGGTTGGGGTTATTCGTCGAGTTCCTGGACGGCGAGGCGCCGTTTCATCAATCCGACGAGTTCGGCGTCGTCCGACGAGGATTCGTCGTCGTCGCCATTCGGGGCGAGGGGGTCGTCGTCGCCGGCGAGCTCGGCCGGCGGATTTCGGAATCCGGATAGGTCACGGGCCGAGGCTTTGGCGCCGTCCTCCTCCGGTGGGGCCGAGGTGATGAGTTCGGAGGCGAAACCGGCTTCGACGGCTTCCTCCCCCGTGTACCACGTTTCGGCCTCCATGAGATTCCGAATTTCGGCGATCGGAGTATCCATCCGATCGGAGTAAAGTTTCGCCATCGGCGCGGCGATCGTTTTATCGAGGACGTCGGCGAGCTCGCGGAGCTCGGTCGCGTTTCCGATTCCGACTCCCCAGGGGTCGTGAATCATAACGACGGACGCCTCGTGTACCTGGATCGTATCGCCGGCGAGGGCGATAATCGAGGCGATCGAGGCGGCAAATCCATCGACGATCGTCGTTACCTTCGCGGGGTGATCGCGGAGGAGGTTGTAAATCGCGAAACCGTCGAAAACATCGCCTCCCGACGAGTTTATCCGGAGGACGATTTCGTCGGCCGAAATCGCGTCCAGTTCGGCGGCGAAATCCTTCGCGGTGACTCCCCACCATCCGATCGAATCATAAATCCGGACTTCGGCGGGGCCGTCGCCGGCCGCGGCTTTGATTTCGAACCACGGGCGAGCGCCGGCGGCGGGCTTCGTCATTCTCGGAAATTGCGGATACATAGTTACTCCTTTTCCTCCTGGTCGTCGTCCTGGTCGTCGGGTTCGTCGATCGGCGGCGGCGTGGCGCCGGCCGTCGGTGTCGTGTTCCGCTCGTCCACGGTATCGAGGGGGAGGGCGGCGGAGTTTAGGAATAGGCGATCGCCTCCGTCCAGGGGGGGGAGGTTTTCGGCGCGGCGGGCCTCGTTCGGGGTCATAAAGGCATTGTTTACGCCTTTGGAATAGTAATCGGCTCGGGACTTCGAATCGCCGCGGAGGAGGCCGGCGAGGGCCATTTCGCAGTAATACGGGGCGCGGAATAGCTTCCGGTTAAACTCCTGTTCGATTGATACGAGCCACGGCCGGATAACGTATTCGACGAACGCGATCGTTTGTTGTTCGATCCCGGATCCCCACGAGGTCGCTTTTTCCGTTTCGCCGAGGAGGTGTAACGGGACGCCGAATATCCGGGCGATATCCGAAACCTGATAACGGCGAGTTTCGAGGGTTTGGGCGTCGCTCGGGTCGATTTGCATCGATTTCCAAGTTTGCCCTTTATCGAGGAAAACGGTTTTCCCGGACTTTTCGACGCCGGAATAGAGTTTTTCGAACGCGGTCCGGAGGTTTTTTAGGCCGGTTTCGGAGAGTCCTTTATCGACTTCAACTACGCCGGATCCGCGGGCGGAGGCCGCGGTAAATCGTCCCTGGAATTCCTCCAGGGCGAGGCCGAGTCCGATCGCCTGTTTCCCGACGGCCGCGATCGGAGAGATACCCTTTACGCCGTCGAATCCGAATCCGGGGACGTGGATCATACTCTCCTGTGGGACGGCGAATTTCTCGCCGTCGATCGTCGCGACATATTCGATCCGAAAATTCCCGTTCGATCCCTTGCGTTCGACTTCGACATCCTGGGGCGGAAGTTGGAGGAGGTCGAGGATCCGGCCGGCATTGTTCCGGCCAATTACGGCGTAGCCGTTCCCGTTCGTTAGGAGTCCGCCGGCGATAATCTGTCGAAACGTGTAGGAGCTCGTAATCCGGTTCGGTTGGTCGTGGAGGATCCGTTGGAGGGGGTGAGTCGGCGTCGATTCCCGGCCGTCTGGAGTTCGCTTGTAAACGTTAAACGGTAGACTCGCGATCGTGTTCGCGATTATCGATATACACCGGAAAACGGCCGTCGCTCGGACGGCGTTTAACTCGTTAACGGGCGGGCCGGCGTAAGTCGTTCCGCCGGTCATCCAATCGACGAGCCATTCCGCCGGATTCGATAGGGAGGTGTTTGGATCTTCTGGACTGGCGCCGCGGATCGTCCGCCGGCCGTCGTCGAAAATCGCGGATATCGCGTCGGCAAAAATTCCCATCGGCTACCCTTTCCGGCTCGCCACGGCGAGAAGATAGGCGCCGGCGACGATTCCTCCGGCCGGCGGATAAATGGCGCCGGCGGAATAGGCGAGGATCCCGACGCCGAGGAGGGCGAGGAAATCGGCGGCGTCGATCTTTGGTTTTTTCATGCGAGGGCCTCGTCGGTTTCCCAAATGGAGGCGCCGGAATCGTGGAGGTCGGCTCGGCCGGAGGCCATAATCGCCGCGACGATCGTATCGATCTTCCCTCCGGAGCTCCGGCGGCTCGGTTTAATGTTCTCGTTCGCGTCGGTCCATATCGCGACGTTTTTCGCGCAAAAAGTAAAAATCGGGTTATCGCCGTGGCGGAGTCGGCGTTGGAGGAGGAGGCGTTCGAATCCCTTCGAGGGCGCGGACATTCCGCCGGTTCCTTGGGAATTCTTTACCATTTCGAAACCGTCGATCTCAATTAGGCGATTCACTAGGTCCGCGGCGTTCCACGGGTCGAACGCGATTTCGCGGACGTCGTAGAGGTCGCCGGCCTCCTGGATCCGTTTTCGAATTACCTCGTAATCGGTCGCGTCGCCGTCCGTCGTTTCGATCCATCCGGCGTCGATCCATTGGCGGATCGGTTGTTTTAGGGTGCGGGTTAGGTGGTCGAGTCTCGCCTCGGGAAACCACGTCCAGGCGAGGAAATACGTCCACGGGCGTTCGTCGATCGGCGGGAACGCTAGTACGAACGAGGATAGGTCGCGGGTCGAGGCGAGGTCGAGTCCCCCGTAACACGGTCGGCCGGCGAGGATTTCGGGATCGAACGTCCCTCCGCATTCTTTCCAAATATCGATATCGATCCATCGGTCTACCTGTTCGGTCCATTGTCCACAGTGGAGGCGGCGGAAAGCGTTTTGGCGGGCGACGAGCTCTTTCGCTCGGTCGGACTTCCTCTCCAGGTCGTCGCGTTGGACGATAACGTCGATCGACGGGTTTC